CGGGAGACTATGTTTGTTGAAATGCTTGAGAGCGTTGACCGCTTTGATGCCAGACTCCTCATAGCAATTAAAGATAAAGATATGCCTTTCAAGACGATCACTATGAAGCTTGTGCAGGAAGCACTACCAAATGAGACCAAAGGTTGGTAGTGGGAAAGAATATTTTAACAATGAATAAGAAATTATTTGATCAAAAATTTTGGAATGAATATGACGAAGAAATATATTCACGTGAATCAGCACAAAATCAGATCAAACCTAAAGCACGGGACGAACGAGCCGGTGATTACGGTAAAAGAGGGAAGAAAGAACACATACGGTCACTCCGTAAAAATAAATGGTCCAAGCGAGGTGATCTATAGTGGCGGTGATAATAAACCTATCTTGCCATGCGGAGCACGAGTTGTCATAGTGACCGAATCTGAAGTGGATATATCATGATGAAGAAAGCATTTATTATAGGAAACGGCAAGTCTAGGAAGGACTATGATCTCGAGAGGCTTCGCAACCATGGGACAATCTATGGTTGCAATGCCTTGTACAGAGATTTTGAGCCCGACTACCTGGTTGCAATTGACGAAGCTATTACCAAAGAAATTCAAGAGAGTGACTTTCCCCAAGAGAAGTTTATCCTCCCTACGTTTGAAGAGCAGTTCGAGCATCCAGAGTTCAACCCATTCACGAGACTGAGATCTAATGCTGGCATGAATGCTATGATCGAAGCTCTTAAGCATGGTAACAGAGAGTTGATATGCATGGGGTTCGACTTCATTATCCAAAACGATCTGGCCACGGATAATGTGTATTCGGACACAAATGCATATGGACGAGAAACGAAGACTAGCTTGCAGGATGGAGCAAGGCGTGCTTTATACTTAGACTGGTTTGCAAAAATGAATAACAACGCTTCCTTTATTATGCTGTTACCGAGGATAGATGACTTACGAGTACACCGTTTTAGGTCTCCAAACATCCGTGGAATGTTCCTTGACGAACTCGACAATTACCTAAATAAAGGTGTATAGGGAGAACTATGCCAATATACACATTCAAAAACAACGAGACCGGTGAAATCTGGGATGATATGTTATCCTGGGACAGCCGTGTCGCCTTCCTCGAAGAAAACCCTCACATCACCACTATAATCGAGAAAGCTCCTGGGCTTGTTGGATCGAGATATACCAGTGGAATTAAAAACGATGATGGTTGGACTGAAAATCTCAATCGTATCGCTGAAGCACATCCCACTAGTAACCTAGCTGACCGCTATGGTTCTAAGGATACGACCGCCTCGAAAACTAGAGATGCTGTGAAGAAGTGGAGGAAGCTAACCGAAAAAAACTAAGGGGATGACGGATGGGTAATCTTGCTGTCGAATACTTTGAAGATTATTACAATAAAGAGAACGAGAAAGAATATTCAAAATTCACTAAAAGACGTCAAAGGAAACAACAGTCACAGAAAAGAGATGTGTTAGAACTAAAAACAATTAACCCCATGACAGAAAATCAGGAGAAGGCTTTTACTTTATTCGATAAAGGTGATAACCTTATGCTACACGGAGTCGCTGGTACAGGTAAGACATTTGTATCTTTGTATCTAGCACTCGACGAATTAATTAATGGATCTGACATGCACGAGAAAGTGATCATAGTAAGATCTGTAGTTCCCACCAGAGACATTGGCTTTCTTCCAGGAAAAGAAAGCGAAAAGATGGCAGTGTACGAACAACCCTACAAAGCAATATGTTCGCAGATAACAAACAGAGGGGATGGATACGACATTCTCAAGTCCAAAGGAAAGATAGAATTTATTTCAACATCTTTCATTCGAGGAAACACCTACGATGATGCAATTATAATTATCGATGAGTTTCAAAACATGACTGACTCTGAGATAAACTCTATTATGACTCGTGTCGGTACTAACTCCAGAGTTATTATTTGCGGAGACTTCAGACAGACAGACCTCAACAAACCCCATGAGCAATCAGGAGCCAAGCTACTGCTTCAGCTGTGGGACAAGATGGGTTACAACAACAGCCACGTTGAGTTCAATATGCAAGACATCGTACGAAGTGGATTCGTAAAACAGTGGATAGAAGCTCGAGATTCTATGGGTCTTGTGTAGTAACCTGTTGATACGTAAGGATTATATTGCCTGTTGACCTTTTGAATATTATTTTAGATAATGTACGCTGTAAATAAAAAATTGAGAAATGTGAATGAAGTTCAACCATGATAATCCTTACGATATCCAACCACTAAAGAGCACAGAAGTTGACGGACAGAGATACTATCTAACGCCAGAAGGCAAGAAGTATCCTTCCGTCACTACTGTCGCTGGCATCTTTGCAAAAGATGGTATTAAGAAATGGCGTGAGCGAGTTGGTGAAGAAGAAGCCAGTAAGATATCCACCCAAGCCTCTACAAGAGGTACGAAAGTTCACAAGATATGTGAAGACTACATTAACAACGTAGAGGATTATCTGTCTGGGCACATGCCATCCAACATTCAATCGTTCAACGATCTCAAGCCTCTGATCGACTCCAGCATCAACAATGTCATCATGCAAGAGTGTCAGATGTATTCAGACTACCTAAGAGTAGCTGGTACTGTCGACTGCATTGCTGAGTATGATGGAACCTTATCTATCATTGACTTCAAAACTTCTCGCAAACCTAAGAAGAAGGAATGGATCGAAAGTTACTTCATGC